GTTCAAAGAAAACACATTGCGAGGTGATGCTTACTGGGTGACTAAAGAGTTCAAAACTTATACAAAAGAAAAAGACGCACTTAAGTTTGCATCACGATTCTCCTGATAATCCTACACTCTTAAATCGAAATGTTACTCTCTAAACAGTCATTCAACGACAACAAAGTTCTCCCTTTCATTGTTAAGAAAGAGAATGAATATACTGAGGAAGGTAATTACTCACTGCACCTATTCTCCAGAACTGTTATCACTAAAGAAGGAAAGAAATACCGATACTTACCTCTTAAATTTGAGGGTGAAGAAGCACGTTTCAAGAAAAGATCTGATGCAGAGGATTATGCAAGGTACAGATTAGCACTTGATTGATAATACACAATGACCCCACTTACGGGGTCTTTTTTTATGCCTAAAAGCGTGATTTATGGTAAAAAAACAATAAAAAACGATTAAAAATATCAATTTAAATATAAACGTTCGAATGAAATGCCTGATAATTATTGTTATTGAAAGATGATAATGATATGAATTCGTATCAATTAGAGGGTGATTTATACCCTTTTAATGTCTCTGGGGGTCGTTATCTTTGGCTGCATTGTATCACACTTCTGCCCAAATGCCAATACCCCGCGTTCTCAAATCCTCACAATCCCCCCATAAAAATCCACCAACCCCTCATAAATACCCCCAGACCCGTTGACATCCACGCCCAGAAGTCTTATAGTACCCCTATACACACAGGAGCGCACTTATGTCCGTAGCATACAGTCAAGCACAGAAGCAGCGTTATAGGATTACTCTGGATCTATCAGTGTTCGGTGACTTCGACCCGCATCAGATTGATTGGGAGAAGTTATTCAAGTTGGAACCTGCAGAGAAGTGTGATGCCTACGTTGAGGACCTAAGTACACCTGATAGATGGTAATTTGGTAGCAATTTATACCATATAAGGGGGTTTTAGTTTTGCTAGCATAACCCCCCTAAATATCCCTAGTTATGCTAGCAAAACTATGAGACCTCTAAAGTATAAAAATCTAGGGTATGGCGTGATGATACGAGTGCCCGAAAGTGTCACTGCTATCCTACCTCAACTGCAAGACGTTATGCAACAACTAGAGGAGAACGGTGAGGATAGTCGTGAGGTGATCTTACAGGTCCTCAGTGACATTCAGGATCGCATCAGATAAAATAGCTCACCTCCAAAGTGTCCCAGTAATGTAGGGGGGACACAAACGACCCCCCGCTAACACTCACAACACACACAATGACTGCCACTTATCAACGCAACATCCTCTCTACTGAGTATAACGGTTGGGAGAATTATGAGACCTGGAATGTTGCTCTCTGGATCAACAATGATGAGGGTCTTTATAACCTTGCTATGGAGGCAGGTGATTACGAAACCTTCGTAAAAGAGGTCGGTGTTGGATACTCTACTCCCGATGGTGTTAAGTATGCTGACCCCAAGGTAAATGTGATCCAAATCAATAGCGATGTGTTCGACCTCTAAGTAACACCAACTCCTGTCGCATGAGTATAAACTAGGCACTTACAGTTCACAACACTTTTCTTCGTTATTATGTCTAAGCAAGTTATCCTTTCCATGCTGGCACAAGGTAACACTGGTGACGAACTTCTGTCCATCCTGGATGTTATCGTCTCTGACATTGAGCAGGAGGGTATTGATAGTTGTGCTGAAGTCTTTGCCAACTGATCAACACTCACTCATTCACTCTTAACTAACACACAAGAACACAACATGTCTAAGTCCGTGATGCTTTCGATGCTGGCACAAGGTAACACTGGCAGTGAGATTATGTCCATTCTGGATACACTCACTGCTGACAATGTTACTGAGGGTTATAATAACGAACCCACTGCAGATGTGATTGATTTCTGATAGCAACTGTGTGCCCCTTGGTTGACACTGAGGGGCACTTATGTTATGCTTGGTGATTATAGTGGTTCGGCAGTTATTTGCGGTCGGTTTGTTATAGCGCCGCGCGGCGTTGCGGTTATAAAAATCGCAAACTACCCTAACCTACAGAGGTGACAAATCGACCGATAAATATCACACTTTTAAAAAATTTCCGGAAGTAAAACAATGGCTCCAAAGAAGAAAGCAAACTGTCATGGATGGGGGATTTTCGGAGGGAAACATAAAAGAAATAAGAGTTGTGCAACGGGTATTTTCAGAACTCCAGCGCAAAAGAGAGCATCATCAAAAAGAAAAAAGAAGTGAGACATAGACCATACTGGGGATTTTGGAAAGTTGTTTTAGCGGGATGGATGATACGTTATCCACGCCCCTTTTTTGTCGCACTAGGTTTTTGTGTTGTTGTGATATATAATGCAGTTACAAAATAAGAACTGAAAGAAAAATTCCGGAGATATTTTTATGACTGCAAATGAAAAAATATATCACATATATGCAAAGGGTAAGTGTTTATTTCATTCATTAAAAGAGGAGGAGTTTAATAGTACTTGGAATACATTGAAGATGCTTATCGATGTATTAGACACTCGTTATGAGAGTAATGATTTAACGTATGAAGAACTCACAATAAACAAAAAAATTGTATTAGATTCTTCTCATTGACAAATACTAAATAGACGGATAAAATTGATTTTGAAGGTTTATTCAACTTATGGCAAAAGGATTTACTGTTAAAACTGTAGCACCAAAGAGTACCACTGAGGAGTGGAACTATGAAGCTATTAAAGAAAGGATGAAAGGTAAGAGTATTGTTTTCTGTTTACCTGGTCGAGGATGTTCTTTTATTTTTCTAAAAGCATTTGTACAACTTTGCTTTGATCTCGTACAAAATGGAATGAGTATTCAAATTTCACAAGATTACTCATCAATGGTGAACTTTGCACGTTGTAAAGTTCTTGGAGCAAATGTTCTTCGGGGTCCAAAACAGGTGCCTTGGGATGGAAAACTGGAGTATGATTATCAACTATGGATTGATAGTGATATTGTTTTTGATTCTCAAAAGTTCTGGCAACTCTGTGATGTAGCACTCAATCAGGAAGGAGAGGAGCGTGAAATTGTCGCTGGTTGGTACGCAACTGAGGATGGTCACACAACTTCTGTCGCACACTGGTTAGAGGAAGATGATTTCCGTAAGAATGGTGGAGTGATGAACCATGAAACTGTGGAATCGATCAGTAAGCGTCGTAAGCCATTTACTGTAGATTACACAGGTTTTGGGTGGGTATTAATTAAGAAAGGAGTATTTGAAAATCTTGAGTACCCATGGTTTGCTCCGAAGATGCAAGTCTTTGAATCTGGTGCAGTTCAAGATATGTGTGGTGAGGATGTTTCATTCTGTCTTGATGCCATTGAAAAAGGTTTTGAGATTTGGTGCGATCCTCGTATTCGTGTTGGACATGAAAAGACACGTATTATCTAATGGAAAAAACTTACAATCTTTTATATAAAGGGCGTAAAATTTATACAAATCTCACTGCAGAAGATTGTAGTGAGATACTTCAAGACTTTTCTGAGCGTTATTTCTCGGGAGAGGACATTGATCCTAATCTAATTGAAATGGAGGAAACTTATGGCTAAAGGTGGATCTAATAAGACTATATTTGAACCCGGAGCACCAAAGAAAACTCGCCAGGGACGTTCTGCTCGTACATTGTTGAGTGCAACTTCTCGTAATGGGCGTAAAAAAAGGTATCGGGGACAAGGAAAATAAAATATTTAAAGAGTGCTTAAATAGAATTAAGCACTCTTTTTTTTATGACTGAAAAAGAACAGCATATTTTTAATTGGATACATGAAGTATCAAAAATTAGACCAGAACTTAATGGATTTGCTATTTGTCCCTTTGCTTCTAAGTCCAAATATCGCATCGTAGAGTGCTCTGCAAGCGCCATAGAACCCATTGAGGGACTTGATGTGATCATCTATATCATTGAGGATCATTTTAATCTTGAAGAGGTGCAGAAATGGGTAAATATTTGCAATCACAAATATATGGGTTGGAAATTTTTTGAAGATTGTGGTGCATATGATACTTACATTAAAGGAATTCAAACAAACAACGGCAAATATAATCTAATATTAGGGCAACCAACAGAAAAATTACGTAAATTTAGAGAGAATTTGGCAAAAACAAGTTATTATGACATGTGGGATAGTGAATACTTGAAAGAAATTCTTGAAGATGACTATGATATAATTGAAACCGGGATAGAAACCCCGTAAAAAGTTCTGATTTTAACAAATCAGGAGCATAAAATGAATCAAAAACTACTTAGAGAGATTGCGAATGATGATTTGAACCCCAAAAAACATGATTTTGTTCATCAAAACGAAATTCATTCAAAAATTCGCAATGATGAAGACTATGATGATTGGGAATATGGAACAGAACCTCTTTATGAATCAAAAAATCCCTAATAAATAAGATAGAATTATAATAATCAATGCCTCTACAAAGGGTAAGTCAGGGATTTAAAGATATTAGTATGTCATTTCAGAGCAATCCTCTGACAAATGACCTGATTGCCCTTAAAAATGAGTCTTCGATTGCTCGTTCGGTTCGTAATATTGTATTTACTTTACCTGGCGAAAAATTTTTTAATGATAACTTTGGTTCTAGAATTGGTCGTTCTCTTTTTGAGAACTTAGATAGTTCTTCAGCTCTCGTTATAAAAGATGAAATTGAGAATTCAATTCAAAACTATGAGCCAAGAGTTTCATTAATAGATGTTCAAGTGAACCCCGATTTTGATAACAGTGCTTTTGATGTGATCATAACCTACAGAATTGTTGGTATAGATGTTCCAGCGCAACAATTACAATTCGTTCTGCAACCTACTAGGTAAATGCCATTAGTAAATCTTTCAAATCTGGATTTTGACCAGATTAAAACAAGTCTTAGAGATTATCTAAAGTCAAATTCAAATTTCACTGATTATGACTTTGAGGGATCCAATCTCTCAACTATTCTTGATGTTCTGGCATATAATACTTACATCACTTCATATAATGCAAATATGATTGCAAATGAAGTGTTCATTGATAGTGCAACACTTAGGGAAAATGTTGTTTCTCTTGCCAGAAATATTGGATATGTTCCAAGATCAAGAAAAGCAGCAATCTCAACAATAAGTTTTTTCGTAGATACTAGTAATATTACACCAGTTCCTTCATCACTAACCTTAAAAAAAGGTACTGTTGCTAGTACATCAGGAACTTTTGGAAATCAATCATTTGTATTTTCAATTTTAGATGATATTACAGTCCCAGTTGTGGATAATATTGCATCTTTTAATGATATTCAAATTTATGAAGGGGTATTATTAGATAGTAATTTTACTTATAATTCAAATAATCCAAATCAGAGATTTATTCTCCCAAACGTCGGGGTCGATACTGCACTTATTTCGGTCAAGGTAAGAGATTCTATAACAGCAACGGCATCTACAAAGTATAGACTTCAAGATAATGTATTTGATGTAAACAAAGATTCAAAAGTTTATTATATTCAGGAAATAGAAGATGAAAGATATGAATTAATTTTTGGTGATGGAATTTTATTTGGTAAAAAACTAGAAAATAATAATTACATTGAAGTAAATTATATTGTATCAAATGGTGATAGTGGTAATGGAGTAAGTCAGTTTAGTTTTTCTGGAAGACTTACTTATACTAGGAATTCTGTAGAATACACAGTTACATCTGGAATATCTCTCTTAACGACTGGTATTATTTCTCAGGGTGGGGAAAACATTGAATCTGTAGAATCGATTAAAAGGTATGCTCCTAGAATTTATGCTTCTCAAAATAGAGCATTATCTGCAAATGACTATGAAATCTTAATTCCAAACAAAATATATCCTGAAACTGAGTCAATTTCTGTATTTGGTGGAGAGGAGTTAATTCCTCCTCAGTATGGAAAAGTTTTTATTAGCATTAAACCAAGAAATGGCGACTTTCTTCCAAATTTAATCAAAGAAAATATTAAAAGAGATCTTAAAAAGTATGCAGTTGCTGGAATTATACCAGAAATTTTAGATCTCAAATATCTTTACCTCGAAGTAATCTCAAACGTTTATTATAATACAAACCTTGCTCCCAGTTCTGCATATGTTTCGTCTTTAATTCAATCTAACGCAAATAAGTATGCGGAGTCTACAGAACTGAATAAATATGGAGCAAGATTTAAGTATAGTAAATTCTTAAAAATTATAGATGATAGTCACGAATCTGTGACCTCTAATATTACTACGATACAGATGAGAAGAGATTTGAGAGTTGCTTTAAATACTTTTGCGGAATATCAAATTGGTTTTGGGAATGAATTTCATATCAAAAGTATGGATGGGTATAATATAAAATCTTCTGCATTTAGAGTTTCAGATTTACAAGAAACTGTGTATCTTTCCGATATTCCAGATACTAATAGAACAACAGGATCTATCTTTCTATTCACCGTTCCAAATGTAAATTCAACAACAGCAACAATCGTCAAAAGAAATGTTGGTAGAATTGATTACAAAAAAGGAATTATTACACTCAACCCAATTAATATTTTATCTGGAAAGGTAAAAGATGGACAAACGATTATTGAAATATCAGCAATTCCCCAATCCAATGATGTAATTGGATTACAGGATCTTTATCTTCAACTAGATATTAATAAGAGTGTTTTTGAAATGGTTCCTGATGAGATTTCATCAGGACTTGATCCTTCAGCATCTAACTATATTGTAAAATCAAGCTACAGCAACGGGAACCTAGTAAGATCATAATAAAATGACAGAAAAAAGAATTCAGTTTAATAACATCATCCAGAATCAACTTCCAGCATATGTTAGGGAGGAGTTTCCATTAGTTGCTGAGTTTTTAAAACAGTACTATATTTCTCAAGAATTTCAGAGTGCTTCAACTGATTTAATTCAGAATATTGATCAGTACTTAAAATTAGATACTATTAAGAATAATGCAGAATCAACAACTCTTACTGCAGACATTTCCTTTCTTGATGAAACAATATCAGTATCAAGTACTGTAGGGTTTCCTAATTCTTATGGATTATTGCAAATAGATAATGAGATTATTACATATACAAGCAAAACTCCAACTTCTTTTACTGGATGTATAAGAGGGTTTAGTGGAGTAACTTCATATAATACTCAAAATAAACCAGATCAACTTCTATTCAGTTCAACAGAATCTGTTGATCATAGCAATAAAAATACCGACGGAACTACTAAAAGCGTCATTAATCTAAGTTCCCTTTTCTTAAAAGAATTCTTCAAAAAAATTAAATATCAATTAGCACCTGGATTTGAGCAAAGAGAGTTCTATAGTTCTTTAGATAAGTATCTTTTCTTAAAGCAATCAAAAGATTTTTACTCTACAAGAGGAACAGATCTTTCTTTCCAAATTCTATTTAAAGTATTATATGGTGAAGATGTTAAAATTGTAAAACCACAAGATTATCTAACAAAACCATCAGATTCTCAGTACGAAATAACTAATGACCTAATTGTTGAAAGTATTTCTGGAAGTCCATATGACCTAGAGAGATCTACTTTATATCAAGACGCATATAAGGATATACCAAAGGGATATGCACCAATATCCAGAGTAGAAAAGATTTTTGCTAAATCGGATAAAATATATTATAAATTGAGTTTTGACGCAGGATACAATAAAGATATTATTGTTGATGGGTCTCTTTATGGCAATTTTTCAATTCACCCTAAAACAAAACTTATTGGAAATGTAGTCGCCGGAACCAATACCTTAGATGTAGATTCCACTGTAGGATTTCCATTAGAAGGTGAATTGTCCGTAACTTATAATGACGGAACTCAAGGGACTATTACATATACTTCAAAGAGTTTAAATCAATTTTTTGGATGTCAAAATATAACAAAATCAATCTCAGATGCAAGTGATATTTGGTTGAATGTATATGCCTATGGAACTTCAAATAGGAATTCAAATGAAGTTATTAAGGTAAGAATTACTTCGGTCCTTAAAGATATAGAAATTATTGGCGATACTTTCTATTATAATAATCAAGATAGTGGTATTATTAAAACTCTTGGGGTAAATCCAAAAGATACTGTAGTTTCTAATAGCTGGATTTTTAATACATCTTCTTTAATTGATATATCTTCAATATCGTTAATCGATAGTGTCAGTAGCACATATCGATTAGTAACATCAATTGATCATAGTTTTAGGATTGGTGATGACATAAATGTCATCTCAAGTGATGGAATTTCAACACCATCATCTATCACTAACATAGTTTCTAATAATACTGTCGAAATTAGTGGACAGGGATCTCTGAATTTAAATAAATCTTATTCGATTAAAAGAAATTTACTTAAAGTTAATTCTTCAAAATATCCATATCTAGCAAGTCAGACTACAGATGTTCAAAATGTTTACAAAATTGATGATAGAACTCTTGTAGCATCTTCCTCTTTGCCACATTATAATAGTCAATCATTGAATGCTTTTGATAGAACTATAACTTTCTCAGGAACGTTTGTCGGAGATACATTTACTATTAGTCCCGGGGAAGATCATGGGTTTTACACCGGTGATTCTGTTTATTATAGTTCAATCCAGGGGTCTTTGTTTGATAGTGGGGTATATTTTATAAAGAGAGTGAATTCAAACAGTGTAAAAATTGCCAAAAGTAGATCTAATCTTTATGGTTCAATTTTTATTAACATTACTAGTCCAATTACAGTATCGGGTAGTAAGTTTGAGGACTATGATTTTTATTTAAAAACATTAAAATCTCAAAAACTTTTAAGAGAAATTAATCCCCCAATTAATGATGGAAAGAATTATGAAACAACTCCCGGACCTGTTGGTATTTTAATTAATGGCGTAGAAATACTAAACTATAAATCCAAGGATAAAATTTATTATAATACAATTGAAAATATTGACATCATAAATTCTGGTGATGGATATGATATTATCAATCCACCAACATTGATAATATCAGATTCTGTTGGAACTGGAGCAACAGGATATTGTGCTGTTAGGGGTTCACTTCAAGAAATTAGAATTATTGATCCCGGTTTTGATTATTTGGAACCCCCAAAAATTAATATTAGTGGTGGAAACGGATCTGGTGCGAAAGCAAGTGCATCGATGAAATTAATTGATCATAAAGTATCATTTAATTCAGAATCTAAGTCTGCATTTGTAAATATTACAAACAACACAATTGGGTTCTCTACTTATCATAGATTTAGAAATGCTGAGAGAGTAGTATACAGAACTAACGCACAACAATCAGTTGGTGGCATTTCTACAAACTCCTCATATTATGTTTCTGTTCAAGATTCTTTTACAGTTAAATTACATAAAACTTTTGATGATGCTTTAGTGGGTGTTAATACGGTTGCACTTACATCATTTGGTATTGGTAATCATGATTTAGAATCTTTTAACAAAAAATCTGTTATATCATCGATCAATATTGATGATTCCGGAGCAAATTATCAAAATAAAAAGAAAACTGTAAGTTCAAGTGGAATTAACACTTCCATTGGATATGTGACAATCGAAAGTCACGATTATCAGTCAGGGGAAATTGTTAATTACACCACAAGTGGTTCTCCAATTGGTGGTTTAACTAACAATACAAATTATTATGTAACAAAAGTCGATGATAATAATTTCAAACTTTCTTTAGTCGGTTTCGGTACTGATAATCAAGATTTTTATTATCAAACAAATCAATATATTCAATTAACTTCGACTGGATCTGGAATTCATTTCTTTAACTATCCACAAATAACAGTTGAAATTGTTGGAAACGTTGGCGTATCATCTTCATTTAAAGCGGTAGTTCAACCAATTTTTAGAGGTGAAATTGCTTCGGTTCATTTAGAAAATAATGGCGTTGGATATGGATCTTCAGAAATTATCAATTTCAATAGAATTCCAGATGTATCTTTAAGTAGTGGATCAGAAGCACAACTTGTTCCCATAATCAACAGTGGAAAGATTGTTGATGTTTTGATTAACAATCCAGGAAAAGATTATAATTCTCCCCCAAATTTAAATATTTTAACTAATGGAAATGGATTGGGTGCAGTTTTAACTCCCATATTAGATAACGGACGAATTGCTGCGGTTAAAATTATTGAAAGTGGTGTTGGATATGATCCCAATAACACGTCTATTACAGTATCGCCCGCAGGTGTTGGTGCCGAACTCAATCCAAAATTAAAATCTTGGACTATTAATCTTTTTGCGAAGTATTTTAATAAAATAACCACTGATGACGGATCTATTTTCTATAATTCAAACTCAAAATATGGATTACAGTATACACATTTATATGCACCAAGAAAATTAAGAGAAACTACATACGCAAAAGAAGTTGGTGGAAAAATTCTTTATGGTACGCCAGATCTAATTAAACAAAATGGCATTGAAGTTTCTTCGACAAAACATTCGCCAATAATTGGATGGGCATATGATGGAAATCCAATATATGGTCCATATGGATTTTCAAATAAAGATGGAAAAGGAAATATATCTAGAATGAAATCCGGATATATTCCCATCCCTTTACCAAACAGACCACCATTTCCAATTGGTTTCTTTGTTGAAGACTTTGAATATAAAAATGTAACCGATGATACAGTTTTAGATGAGTACAATGGTAGATTTTGTGTTACTCCAGATTTTCCCAATGGAACATACGCATATTTTGCAACTATAGATGAAACAGCATCCAATTCTTTTGGAAATTATAGATTACCAATTTTTCCGTATATTATTGGAAATAAATTCAAATCTACTCCTAATGATTTTAACTTTAGCAGATTTTCCAATCAAGATGATATTGATCTAAACAAAACCACTTGGGCAAGAAATACATTTCCATACAATTTACTTAAAAAGGGAACATCATATCCTTACATATCTTTACCAAATAATTTAGATCAAACAATTGATATCAAATATGCATCTCCTGGTCCAATCGATAGTGTTGGTATAGTGACTGGAGGATCTAATTACAAAGTAAATGATAAGATAATTTTTGACAATGATGAAACTGCTGGATTTGGATTCACTTCAAAAGTTTCTAGGATTGGCGGAAAAATTGTAAACTCAATTAGTGTTGCAAATACTAATATATACGGTACAGTAATTTATAC